TCTGATCGGTCTGTGTGGTTGCAGTTCCGTCAGTGAATACCATGTGTTATTCCTTGTCTAAGTTAACGATTTCGAGCAGTTGGTTGATTGCTCGGTTGTACCCGTTTCTGTCAGCCTGCTTGTACGCCCATGACGCACTGTCGTAGTCTGTAGATGCGGGGTTTTCCTTAAGCATAGAGCCAAGGATTTCTTGAAGGCTGTCGAGTGTAGCTTTGTGGCTGCGTAGTGTCTGCTCTACAGACTTCTTCTCGCTTGCACTCTTACACTTTTTGAACCAGACAGACTTCATTATTTCTTTTTCTTTTTGACAAGCATCATGTCTTGTGCATTGTACTTAGCTGCACTGTTGCCACGAGCTACTGCACCTGTAGGGCGAGCCTTGGGGCGGAGTGACTTCTTAGGTGCTAGTGATTTCTTAGGCGCTTTCATTTTACAGTCCTGCTTGTTGTGCCATCATGAGGCGTTCTTGGTTCATTGCTTCAGCTTCTTGCATCTGCATCTGTGTCTCAAGCTGCTCACCCACTGCTACGTTGTCAGAGAAGAGTGTTGGTTCACCAAGCTCATCGGCAAGGATACGAGCAAACTCTTTACCTGACATGTGTGTAGCAACTGATGGGTCTGACAACTTGATCTGGTAAAGCTGCGTAAGGTTCTGTACACGACGAGCACGTTCAGCAAAGTGACGAGCACCTACAGGTACAATCTTACCATCAGCAATCAAGTCTTCTTTTGTAATAGACTGGAAGAGGGTAAGACCTTCAGCTTCGTCAATAACACGAATAGTGTCTGACGCATTCATGTTGCGGCGAGATACCTCAAGCATTGCGTTAAGGATTGGCTCAAGGAACACACGTTCGAAGTGGGCTGTCTTGTGTTCAAAGATACGTGAGGCTGCGTTCTGTAGTGTCTGTACCTCGAAGGCAGTCTTCTCACCAGCAGTACGAATACCCATGGCCTGACGAGGAGCACCAGCCATCTCTTCCATCTTATCCTCTAGCAGACGAATCTGTAGGTCAGCCTGTAGTGCTGTAGCATCTGGTGCTAGGTATCCTACATCACCCTCTTCACCCATGTAGATACGGGCTGCAGGTTCAAAGTCAAAGTCTTCTACGTCACCACGGATCTTAAGGATTGGATATGCAATCTGATCGAATACGTCTGACTTAAGGTTCTCTAGGTGGTCAATGCGGTACTGCATACCAACCAAGTTATCTAGTGGACCCATGGCATATAGGTTGTCTGGACGTGGCCTCCAACCAGCATGGAAGATAGGAGCACTACCTAACCAGCTAGGGTTCTCTTCGTTAGCTAGAACGTATGCACGGTCAACGACTGTAATCACACGGTCAGTGTATAGCTTGTCATTTGCACTGTCGTAGAAGTCTCCGTAGAATGTCAGGATCTCTACGTAGTCAGACTCATAGTACTGTTGGATGGAAGTAAAGCCATCAGCAATGTAGCCATCAGCCTTAGCAAATGTGCTTTCTCCTGAGCCACGGACAGCAGCACGAGCACCCATCATCTTATCAAATACTTCGGCCATGTAAGACTTAGATGGATCATCTTGGATCATCTTACGGATCTCACCCAAAGTCTTAATGGACTTAATAACCTTAGGTGCTTTCTCAAAGCTAGAGGCCGTAGGGTTAAAACAGATGTCGTAAGGAGATAGACGTACAACACGTGGCCCTACATAATTTACAACAAAGTCACCATTCTCTTTAACTTGATAGCTGTCTTCCCAAGAGACTGTAGCAAAGCAGTTGCCATACTGGATGTAGTCATACAACAAATCAGATGCAACATTAACAAAGCTAGACTGACGGATCTTGTTATCCATATAGGCTTGGATTATATCACGTTTGTTTTTAGTATTGCTGTCGGCTGTATCGGCCTCAAATCGCATCCACTTCTGTTGTGGAAACAGAGTAGCAAAGTAGTTAGCATGAAGGTTATCCATGATCTGTGTCAGCTTAGGAGTAGTCGTGCTGTTAGACCATGGCAGCATAGCATTTTTAGTTGTACGAGTGTCTGTGGCATACAGATAGTTACGAAGCTCTTTCCACTCCTCTACCTTTTGCTCACGAAGGTTAGACCACTCACGCCAACGATTAGCAATCTCAGTTGCCATATGGTCAGGGCCAAGAACCTGTTCAATCTCGATTGTTTCACCTGCCATTATGAGGCTCCTCTAAAACGTGAATTAGCCCAGACTATGTTGTTACTCTTATTTCTATTGACTGACCGTGATGGTTTAACGGCAATGTCTACAGCAGAAGCTAGAGCATCCTTAATATCGTCATGGGGTGGATTACGTGACATCAACTCTTCTTCTAGAGTTTGAATGTTGCCACCTCGGTAGTGCCACATTTGAAGGTTGTCGTATCGTGGCTCTAGGGTAGATGCAATCCGTTCTTCTTTGTTACCCTGATGTTTGTTAGGTCTAAACTCGTCTATGGATAGAGACAAACCGTGTTGCTTAACGAGTTCCTTAAGCTGCTTAACAATAGCCTGTTGAGCTACTGTAACCTCGGCTCTCATCTTTCTAAATGACCACTTACCAACTAGATGGAATATGTGCTCAAAGTATTCTGAGATACGATCTGTACGGAACCTATCAATATCCAAGACGTATACGTTATTGTCTGAGTCTACACCTACTACAACGATTGCTGTGTAGTCAGCTTTCTTTGATAAGCTAAAAGCAAAGTCAACAGCAGCATAGACGTTTAGTTTATTCTCTTTGTAGAACCAGTAACCATTCTCTTGCACTAGGTGTTTACGTTCATAGTACTGGAACTTCTCACTGCCTACAGGTACGTTATCTGGATCACTAGGATCATTGTAGTACTGTGCTCGGAACTGACCCTTGTCTAGGTACTGCCCACGTTTCTTAGCTAGGATCTGACGAGTAAACCCGAAGTACTTACCGTCCCTACGTTGTTGTTGAGGCCAGAGGAACTCACCAGTGCCATCACCACGATCCTCTACTGCACGTTCAAATACCTCGTAGATATTATCCTCAGCAATCTTATCGCCTTCCTCATTGTACTGATCCTCAGTCATCTGCATCAGATCGTTGTACAAGTCGGCTGGGTGATACCGTGTTCCTACTACCCACTCCTTAGCATTGGCACCCTCGATAGATGAGAGTAGTGAGTACTGAGACTTAACCTTGTTACGTCCCTCACCCGTGTATGCGTTCTCATAGACTACAACGTCATCGAGTACTGCAATGTCACAGTGCATACCTGTAAGAGATGTAGTAAGACCTCCAGTAAAGATTGAGGGGTCACGGACATTCTCTTTCTTACGTAGTGGGTGGTCTAAAGCAATCTCACTTGTAGTCCACCTAGACCGTTTACCTTCGTCCTTGTTGACATGCTCAGGCCAGTAACGGCTATAGATGTCTGAAGTTAGGATACCCTTAATAAACCCTAGTTGTTTCTCTGCAAGGTTAGCTGTAGCTGAGATATAAAGGATACGTAAAGTAGGATCTTTGGTTAGTTCCCAAGCTACACGATAAGCAATTAAACGAGACTTACCATGGTCACGAGGGAATAGAAGAAGCTGGTGAGTTTTACCGTCTGATCTAGTCCACCAGTTACACACATCCTCATGACATTGGCCTAAGACTTGCTCTGGTGCTACTAACTTAATAAATGAAACTAAGTCGTTCTCTGCAGCTTTTCTGATTTGATCTAATTGTACCACGGTATGGTTACCTGTGTCAAGTTATTTATTTGCCATTTGTTCAACAGCCTGACGGATTGCTTTAATGTTTTCATCCATACGGCCCATAGTTACAGCTTGGCTTTGCACTATATTCTCTAGTGATTCAAGACGTGTCTCATGACGTACTAAGTCTCTAGTATTGTTTTTTACTGAGCCATCGAGTTGTGAGACATACCATACAAGAGCAACAGTCTGTAGGACAATAGCTGCTACAAATGCAATAGGAACTGATTTACTTAGGTGCCAACTGTTGTCGTCCATCATCTCTGTGCTTTCTTATTTGAGCATTGCATCATTGAGTAGAATAATCTCTAGCCGTTGGACAGCTAGAGTAAGATCATGTGTCGTCTTCAGGTTCCATGTAGCTAAGGCCATCAGAGCAGCTACAAGAACCCCTATGATAGCTTTACCTTCCATGTTACTGAACGAACACGTCTTTAGACGTAAAGTCTTTGTTGTCAGAGATACGTAGTGCTACAGTACCTGAGGTAAAGTCCCCAGTCTTAACACCTGCACGGTAGTACACCTCTTCAGCATCGAAGCCTACACCCTCGTAGTTGGATGTAAATGTGTCTACATCAAACCAGTCAGTGCCATTCCAGCTACGTTGTACAGTTACTGTAGCAGCCCATGTACCTGAGATTGACAAGTTGAAGTGACCAACAACTTGGAACTTCTCTGTAAAGGTATTCTGTGCTGTGATAGAAGCAGTTACGTTAGCCATTGTACTTACTCCTGTGCCTGTGCTGCGGCGTATGCAGCCTTGGCTTCGTCAGTGAAGACAACAGCAGCAATAGCTTGCACTTCGTTGCTTTCGCCAGATACATCTGCGTCAGGGGTCAGCACATGGCGGTGGAAGCTGCGGTTAATCTCCACACCATCCTCTGCGATGATCGTTGCTTCACGAACCTGAATGACAGGATAGCCTACTGCAAGATGCAGAGTTTCGATCTTGTCGGTGATTGTCATTTTAGTTAAAGCCATGTTTACCTCCTTGGCTTGTTAGTGAGCTTGCGAACTCACTATAGGACTGTCCACGGGCGAACCGCATTAAGCATCAATTTCATTTAAGGCATCATCTGATATTTCACCAATAAACGCAGCCGCCCCAAAAAAGTTTACAGCAGCAGTTCCAGAAGTGTTTTCAATTAACAATCTAATCTTTAGATTGGATGCAGTGTTATCTGTATATGCAATACATGATAGACGTTTTATTGTAGAACTACTTGCGGTAATGATACCATCTGATCCTAGAACGCCTGTCCCAATAGGTTGCGCCCTAACTGTTTTACCATTACCAGATGCCTCTGCTTTGAGCAGTATCGTAAAAACAGTTTTCTTATGCTGGAAATAATCAACAGGAATAAATTGACTGAGATCAATTTCTATATAACCATTTCCACCAGATGTTGTCGTTACTTGCATATTTGTAACGTCATAGATAGCAGTTGATTGTGCTACAGTTCCAGAAAGATTGCTCCAATAATCTGGGGCAGATGTAACCCCTGAAGTCCAAGCAGTAAAATAACCATTCTTTACATAAGAATTATTCTGTTTTTGACCGTAAATATGAGATAACACTGGGTTTCCGGCAAGCCCGTCAAGCTCAGTCCACTTCACAATATTATTTTCATTGCCTATAACTGGATATTCTGGAGCATCAGAAGAAGATCCATTAAATCTAATATCACAATCATTCATTTGTGAGGCAGCCGTTAATTCAATATTACAATCTCTGAGTTCACCAGAGACAGAATTATAATCACCATCAATATATAGGCCAGCATTTTGACCACGATTTCCAGAAGCTGGACGTGGCGTAGACAGCCCATATATTTTATTTCTGTTTCCAACAATCTTGTAGATGTAGGTTGTCATTACATCATTTTGTTCAATGCTTGGGCTTATAATTGTACAACCATCAACATTTATATCAATGAACTCTTCCGTAATATTATCTCCTTTTGGCATTTCAATATAATGCCCTCCAGCAGTATTAAAGATAAACCCTTTACGGCAATCATAAACACCTACTTTAGAAAGAGTTAAACGGCTTCCTGCATTGTTATCGTATTTAAAACCTTCATCAAAATTTTCTATTCTGACGTTATCAAAAATACTTCTAGCAAGATTTGCTACTGACTTAATTCCGTTGCGTGTGCCATTTCCTACGATTTGAAGGTTGCTGAAAACCCATTCAGCCATTCTAGCACCAGTATCAGTTAAGTTAATTCCATCCGCACCAACAGAAGCATCAATTTTTAATTCTGAGATTTCCCCATAGTTACCATTCACTGATGTTATTGCTTGGCCTATAACAGGCACGGATGCAGTGTTCCCCTTTAAGATGGATAGAGCCATTCCATCCCCAAAAATACGAACATTATTCGTATGAGGTATGTTAATCGTAGAAACCAAGTATGTTCCAGTAGGAACATAAATAACAAGATTATCATCTAGTGCTGTTTGAATTGCTGTTGTGCTATCAGACACTCCAGTAGGATCAGCCCCATAATCAAGGATGTTAGCAACTGCACCAGAAATCATTCTGTTGGAAACTTTTGTTAGAGCCATTTTAGATTTCCTTATGATGCTTGATAAGTAACAGTAAACACTATTGTGTTATCATTTGCGCCAGTGTTTAAGTCTGCGACTTGAAGTAAGCTAGTTGTTCCAGATGCAGATGCTTGATAATAAAGATAGGCAGTTGAACCAGATGCTTGGATCATAATTGGGTGATCCCCTATAAA